GCTCTATTTATTATGCGCCAGCTCCTTCAATCCCCGGCCCGGTAACAGTTACGGCAGGCCCCGGTACTAATTCTTTCGGTGCACTTGCATCTGCAACTGCGGGCAGTGCAGGTTCTGGCCCCACGGGTGGAACGGGTGGAGCTGGTTCTGGTGGCGCTATTAACCTTACCGGTGGGTCAGGCTCGGCTACAGTTTCAACAAACAACGGTGGTGCTGGCGCTAATGCTTGTTTTGGTTTAGGTTCTGGGGCAGCGCAAAAAGCTCCTTCGACGGGGTCTCCGGTACCCGGCGATGCAGGTATAGGTTATGGATCAGGTGGTAGCGGCGGTTCAAAAGTAAACCAAACAACAGCAGCGCCCGGCGGAGCTGGTACCCCCGGTATTGTTATTGTCGAGGAATTCTATTAATCAGGAGATATAAATGAAAAAAGCACTTATTTCTCCCAATGAAAAAGTAACTGATTATCAGGGCAATATTGGTGAGCGCATTGCGCAAGTTGAGCCGGATAATCAAACTTTCCCTATAGCGCCTCCGTTGTTCTGGACTGACTGCCCTGATGACTGCGTCGCTGATGTCTGGTGGTATTACAACGGCGTCTGCGAAGTCATGCCAACTCCACCTGCGCCTACACCAGAACCCACTCCGGGAGCTTAATTTATGTGCGATGCGCTTTCGCAATTCGCGGTACAGAAGTACGTCCACCTGCCAGAATTTCTGGATAAGGAGAACTGCGCTCAATTAACGGCGGAGTTGAAGAAGCTCGTAGCAGCCAAGCAAACGACACAAGATGTACAGTGCCCGAAATCGGAAGCCATCCACGGCGCTCAAATATTTGATTCTCTGCTGGTGCAGCTTTTGCCACACTTTGAGTTGGCGTCAGGTAAGCGGCTTCTCCCGACCTACTCCTACGCTCGTCTGTACGCACCGGGCGATGAACTGAAAAACCACACTGACCGCGAGTCCTGCGAGATTAGCGCAACGGTTACGCTGGGTTTTGAGGGCGATGTCTGGCCTATTTACATGGGCGACAGCATGGAGAAGGATAACGCCAGCGAGATCAAAATGGGCGTGGGCGATGCGGTTCTCTATCGCGGTATGGATAAGCATCATTGGCGTGAGGTCTACACCGAAGGGAAATGGCAAGCGCAGGTATTTCTGCATTATGTCGATGCTGACGGCCCACATAAAGACTGGGTGTATGACAAGCGGGGTAAGCTAAACCTACCCGTACCAGAGCCTGAGAACTTCCGCCACTGGATTTACACCGACATCTTCACGCCCGAAGCTTGCGACATTATTGTAAAGACCTACACACAAGAGTTTATAAAGACTGAGCCACCCATAATTGGCTCGGGTACCGGTGCAATAAATACAGATATACGCAACGTCGAGCGCGTGATGTTGCCTGTCTATAAGGATATTGGTGGACGCTTGGCGGCTGCTGGTTTTGCTGCAAACAACCGTGCGTGGAAGTTCAATATCACCCATGCAAATCAAGGCGAGTTCTTGAAGTACCCAGCAGGTGGTCGGTATACGGCGCATGTAGATACGTTTTTAAACCCAAATGAGCCTGACTGCCGCAAGCTGACTGTGTTGGCTTTCTTGAACGATGATTTTGAGGGTGGCAAGTTCTTTCTGATGGATGGTCACGAGAAGTATTACCCACCGCAAACCAAAGGCACAGTGCTGGTATTCCCATCATTCTTGCTGCATGGGGTTGAAGATATAACTAAGGGTACACGCTACTCCGCCGTATGCTGGCTAGTAGGCCCGTTTTTTAAATGAGGTAAATCATGACAACAGTTATTGACGGCACAACCGGCACAAGCATCGCAGGTGCAAGCTCTACGGTGGGTAATTTCACTGTGGGCGGTGCTCTTGCTGTTACGGGTAATACGACGCTAACGGGTACGCTTACTGTTGGCGGTGCATCTGTAGCAGTGCAAGGCCCCGCTTTTAGTGCGTATAGAACCGCCGCGAGGAACACCGCTGCGGCGGGGTGGCAGAGTGTTATTCCCGATACAGAAGAGTTTGATACTGCTTCTTGTTACAACACCACAACAGGGCGATTCACACCAAATGTGGCGGGGTATTACCAGTTTAGTGGTCAGGCTTACTCTTCCGCTTCCACTGGTTCCATCATGAGTAGCATATATAAAAACGGCGCTGCTTTTAAAACTGGGTCTAGAACAGCATCAGGCGGAGCTGGTTCTTCTGTGTCTGCGCTTATTTATATGAACGGCACTACTGACTATGTAGAGTTATACGTTTACTACTCCGCGTCTCCTGCTATTGCGCTGTCTGTTGGAGGTGAAACTTATAATTATTTACAAGGCGTGTATGTCCGCCCCGCGTAAGGAGTAAACCAATGTGGACCCGCTCACCCTACTCGCCGCTGCTAATGCCGCAGTCGCTGCGGTAAAGAAAGGATGCCAGTTATACAAGGACATCAAAGGTGCAGCGGGTGAAGTTAATGATGTACTGAAAGACCTGAAAGAGCAATTTCACAAGATACCGAATCCGACGAACGCGCAGAAGATTCAGTACAACGAAGAAGTAGCGCGGGTGCAGGAGATAGGTAAGGCCGACCCGAACGATGTGTTTATCCAGATTGGCAATGATCTGGGTGCGTTGATGGATGAGTACGACAAGATCGGCAAAGTGTTCTTGCAGCAGGAAGCAGAGGCACAGCAGGTTTACACAGGCACGGAGTCGATTGGCAAGCGGGCTTTGGTGCGGGTCATAGTTCGGTCAAGGCTGGATGCGATGTTGGCTGAACTGCGCGAGACGATGGTTTACAAAGCGCCGCCTGAGTTGGGTGCGTTGTGGACAAAGTACGAAGCGATGTGGAAGCAGATTGTTGTTGAGCAGGACGAAGCACACAAGCGGGAAACTGCAAAGATGCAGATAGAAGCGGCGCAAAGACGCAGACTGGCAAGAAAAAGGAAAGAAGAAGCGGTATGGGTTGGAGCAATCCTTTTCGTCGTAGCGTGGTACGTCGGAGTCCTCCTTCTTCTTCGAACGAGCCAGACGTACCGTGGGCACTTCTCGTCGCCGTTTTGGTCTTGTGTTTTGTGCTAGTGATCGCCCTGCCCGTGATGGGTGTGATGTACATGGACATGAACAATGCTATGTACCGGGCAATTGAAGAAACCCGCAAGATGAAAGAATTGCGTGTAAAGATCATCAAAGAATTAAGGGGTGAAGAATGATTACGATGCAGCAATTTCGGCAGCTAGTCCCCAACACTAAATATCCCCAGCAGTGGTACGACGCGCTGTTCGGTAAACAAACTGAGCTTGGCGGTAAGACCCTGCTTGAAGAATACGAGATCAACACCCCCAAACGCATCGCTGCATTCATGGCGCAGTGCGGTCACGAGTCGGGGGGCTTCGTATGGCTGACGGAAAACCTGAACTACAGTGCCGCTGGCCTGATGCGTACCTTTGCTAAATACTTCCCTGACCAAGCCACAGCCAACGCCTACGCCCGCCAGCCCGACAAGATTGCAAGCCGGGTATATGCCAACCGTATGGGTAATGGAGATGAAGCGTCTGGCGAGGGAGCAAAATTTAAGGGGCGCGGGTTAATTCAGGTCACGGGCAAGGACAACTATTTTTGGTTTGCGTCTTCCCTATCAATCACCCCAGAAGCAGCGTCGGAGTACATGCAGACTTTCGAGGGTGCGGCGCAGAGCGCCTGCTGGTACTGGGAGAATACAAGCTTGAACAAGCTGGCAGATGCTGGTGACATACTGACTATGACTAAGCGGATTAACGGAGGCACCATTGGACTCGCAGATCGTGAAAAACATTACGCTCATGCTTTGCATGTGCTGGGCGCTTAATGCCTGTGAACGCTACCGGTACCCTTGTCAGGACCCCGACAACTGGGAAACCAAGGAATGTAAGAAGCCGTATTGCACTGCCACCGGCACTTGTCCAGATCAACTGATGAAGCCAGAGGAAACCAATGAACCCCCTAAAGCTGATAAGCCAATTCCTTGCACTAACGCAGGAACAGCACGATGCGGTAATTAAGTTCTGTATCGCCCTGACCTTCTGCTGCACCGTGATTATCATGGTGGGCGTGTCGCTATATAGTGTCGTTTTTGTAACACAGCCCATGAACGGCATGGCTCCAGCGGACAAGCAGTTCTTCCTGATTCTGTCCGACATGAGCAAATATATTCTCGGCTCACTGGCAACACTATTGGCGGTCAAGGGCAAGGATGCGCTGCCTCAGTTCACCCCTCCGGGGTTGTCCACCGCTGCCGAGCGCGAGGATAAACCAGCACCAACACGCCCTGCGCCAGCGGCTCCGGCTCCCATGCCCAGCGCCCCAGTAGTAGCAGATGCAGCAACCATCACAGGCTACGGCGGCAAGCCCGCGCCTGTCCAACCCCCACATCCGGAGATCAACTGATGAAGACCTTAATAGCAATTCTGGCGTTTGTTCCCCTCGTACTGTTCGCTGCTGAGACCAAGAAGGTGTGCCATAAGGAGAAGCAGAAGGGAAAAGAGGTTGAGGTGTGCAAGATGGTCAAGATGCACAACAAGCTGGACGGCACCAAGGTACCGCCAAAATGACTGCGTTCCTGAATCCTTGGGTGATTCTGAGTCTTGTCTTGGCGATTGCCGGGGCGTTCGGGGGCGGGTATTATAAAGGCAATTCTGCGGGTCAGGCAGAGGTGCAACAAAAGTGGGACAAGGAAAAGACTGAGCAGTATGCGGCTTATGCCGAGGCGCAGGAGGTAGCAAGGGCGCGGGAGCAGAATCTTCAGATTCAGGCTGACCGGCTCCGGGAGGAAAAGGACAATGAGATCAGGAATCTTAATGCTCGGGCTACCGCTCTTACTAACAGCCTGCGCGACAGGCCGAGTCGCACCACCACCGTTACCAATACCGTGCCCAGTACCTCCAGCACTACCTGCCCCGCCGTCGTATGTACTGGAGCAGGACTATCTAAAGAGGATGGAGAGTTTCTTGCAGGGGAAGCTGCCCGAGCCGACGAAACCCGAGCCCTCCTCAAGCAATGCTACGAACAATACGAAGCAGTGAGGAAAAAATGAAAGAAGTTTGGGAAAAGCCAAGGCCAAAGGATCTGGGTAAGCCAGAAAAACTAAGCCCCAATCAGAAGAAGGCCGCCAAGGCGTTTGCCAAAAAGACTGGCACTAAGTACCCCTCTCTGGTGGCTAATATGCAGGGTGCCAAGGCTAAGAAAGGTGGTTGGTAATGGCTGTCTCAATGACTTACAACTCTCTGTACAACGACATTTCCAGCTATCTGGAGCGTACAGATACTGCTACGCTGGACAAGATCCCCACCTTCATTATGCTGGCTGAACAGACGCTTGCCAGTGAGATCAAGTTTCTGGGCAATCTGACGGTCAATGAGTCAAACATGGTGGCCGGTAACCCGGTGATCACCAAACCTGCCCGCTGGCGCAAGACAGTCTCCATGAATGTCACGGTAGACGGTGCACGGCAGCCTGTGTTCCTGCGTACCTATGAGTTTATGCGCCAATACTGGCCGGATGAAGCTCAGGAAGATGTGCCCAAATACTATGGTGATTACGATTACACACATTGGCTGGTAGTGCCCACTCCGGCTGCAGCCTATGATTTTGAGGTGATGTACTACGAGGAAGTTCAGCCTCTGGATGTCACCAATCAAACCAACTGGTTCACTCAATATGCTCCGCAGGCCATGCTGTATGGCTCCCTGCTGCAGGCCATGCCCTTCCTGAAGAACGATGAGCGGATGCCTATGTGGCGGGCGGAGTACGACAAGATTGTTGCCCAACTGAAGACAGAGAACATTCAGCGTCTGGGTGACCGTCAGGCGATTGCTCAGGATAGCTAATCATGACCTTTACCAGTCCGTTCACCGGGGATGTCATTGTCCCAACCGATGTCAGCTATCAAGAAATATCCCTGACAACGAATAAGACGCTCGTATGGCCGACTTTTGCCACGGGCAGTGATCTTTATGCCTCCCGGATCATTGACGTAACAGCGAACGCTGCAGGCCGTACCTTGACGATGCCTGCGGCTGATCAGGTGTCGGTGGGCACGGATTCCCTGATCAATAACTTTGGCGGTTACGACGTTGACGTTTTAGACAACGATGGCGGGGTCATCTGCACTGTAGCGTCAGGCGAGGCTCAGTACATTTACATCACTGACAACACCTCTGCTGCGGGCGTGTGGGGCATCATTGCTTTTGGCTCGACCACGACTACATCTAATGCCAGCGTTTTGGCTGGGCTTGGGCTGGTGGCTATATCGACCACCCTGAATCAAAGTCATCCAGCCTCATCTTTTGTCAACGGCTACACGTTTGTGGCGAATGACCGGGCGCAGACCAAGGTTTGGTCTTCTGGCGCAGGATCTGTGACATTGCCGGATGCCAGCACGATTGGCAACAACTGGTTCTTCCTGCTGAAGAATAATGGCACCGGGACGTTGACGCTGGCCTGCGCTGGTGTGGACACAATTGACGGTAGCGCCACAAAGAATTTTGCCCCCAGTGAGTCTGCTTTCATCATTAGCACCGGGTCGGAATTTGTGACAGTGGGCTACGGCCAAAGTTCCAACTTTGTTTTTACTGCGCTGGTCAAACCAGTCACCAGCGGCACTTATTACATCACCCCCAGCGAAGCCTCAAATACAATCCAAGAGTATGTTGGCAGCCTTACGGGTAACGTCATTGCGCAGTATCCGCCAGCAGTTAACCTGTACATCATTTCCAACCAGACAACTGATAACGGGTATTCGTTGACGATTACCACCGGGGTTACTGGTGGTGCGAATGCGATTGTGCCTCCGGGGCAACAGGTCACGTTGATCTGTGATGGTACGAACTTCTTAAATGCCAACACGGTTCAGGCGGGTGCTACTTCGATTAGCTTGATTAACGGCACTGTGGGTACGCCTGCGCTTAACTTTGCTGCTGAGACAGACACGGGTATTTATCGTCCCGGCGCTGGTGAGATGAATATTGCTATTTTAGGTACTGATCTGGTGGAATTTACCTCGACAGGTATTAACGTAATTGGATCTGGGAACTTCACTGCAGGGATTGCTGGCGGAACCTTCACATGACCAAGAAAGTATTTGCTTTAGACACAAAGCCCGGTGTTCAGCGGGACGGCACTGTTTTTGACAAGAATTTTTACAACAGTGGTCGCTGGGTTCGTTTCCAGCGTGGCCGCCCAAGAAAGATGCTGGGCTATCGTCAGATCGTGGGAGATATAGCTGGCCCATCACGGGGCATTTACGTCAACGTCCAAAATAACTTCAACTATGTTTTTAATGGATATTCTGATGGCCTACAAGTCATCCCAATCGATAACAATGGAATTGGCTCTGGCGTCAGCAACTTTACTCTGTCTGATTTTTCGCCAGACGTAAATAACCTTTGGCAGTTTGACACCCTGTATGACACCACTGGCGGCGGTCAGGAGTCTTTAATTGCCCATCCGGGACAGAATCTCAGCGACATCTCTAATGATGTGAATACGCCTGTACTGATTGGCGATTTGACTGGTACGACTATGTCTGCTGTCATGGATGGCGTTACACCCATTGAGGTTAGCGGTGGATGCGTTGTGCTTCACCCGTACCTGTTCGTCTACGGGAATAACGGCCTGATCAAGAACTGCGCTGCCGGAGATCCTACCGACTGGACTGGCGCTGATGCCAACGAGACAAATGTCGCGGGTACAAAAATTGTGCAGGGCTTGCCTGTACGAGGCGGCTCCAACTCGCCGTCTGGCCTTTTCTGGTCTTTGGATTCACTGATCCGGGTCTCGTACAACCCAACGACCATTTCCAATGGTGTGACAACCACCACCCTGTACTGGCGGTACGACATTATCTCCAGCCAGTCTTCTATCCTGTCTGCTCAGTCTGTGATTGAGTACGACGGTATCTACTACTGGTGTGGCGTTGACCGTTTCCTAATGTACAACGGTGTTGTCAAAGAGATCCCGAACAACATGAACCAGAACTGGTTCTTCGACAACCTGAACTATGCGCAGCGTCAGAAGGTCTATGTGTCCAAGGTGCCTCGTTATGGCGAGATCTGGTGGTTCTATCCTCGCGGCGATTCCACTGAGTGCAATGACGCCATCATTTACAACATCCGTGAGCAGGTCTGGTACGACGCTGGTGAGGCTTTGGGTGCCCGCAGGTCGGCTGGCTTCTTCTCTCAGGTCTTCCACTATCCCATCAACGCTGGGACGTACATTAATGCCAGCGGTGGCGCAAACCTGTTTACGTTGACTGCAGGCTCTGGCTACACCAACGGCACCTATACCAACGTGGCTTTGACTGGTGGCACAGGAACTGGCGCTCAGGCCACCATTACCGTGGCTGGTGGTGCAGTAACGGATGTCGTTATTACTGCCAACGGCACCGGCTATACGGTGGGCGACCAATTGACTTATGCCCTGCCGGGCGGCGGGTCTAATTTTAAGATTACGCTCACGCATGTCATGGACTTTGTTTCCCTGTGGCAGCATGAGTTTGGTACGGATGAAATTAAGGGTGTGCAGGTTAGCGCCATTGAGAGCTACTTTGAGACCAATGACCTTGGCTGGGTGTCTGGTGGCCCTGCTCAGCCTTCAATGGTGGGTGACAACTTCTGGCTGCATCTGGAGCGCGTGGAGCCTGACTTCGTGCAGTCTGGGGACATGGAGCTGTACGTCACTGGCCGACCCTATGCGCAGGAAGATGATCAGACCTCTGCGGCTTATGTCTTTTCTCCCGATACCGGCAAAATTGATATGCGTGAACAGCGCCGGGAATGTAGACTGAAGTTTGTATCAAATACGACCAACGGTGATTACCAGCTTGGTCGTTTGCTCCTGTCAGCCAACGTGGGTGATGTCAGGGGCTACTAATGGCTAACGTATCGCTTATTTATGATCCGAGGGGGCATACATTCGATTCGTGGGCATCTTTGATGTGTGAGCTGTACGCAACGCAGCAGTTGGCAATACCTGAGCCCGGAACTGACTGGCGTCAGTGGGGTGAGGGGCTAAAGGCAATTGATGTTTTTACAAATGAAGGCATACCGGGGCCAGCCGTCTTTAATGATTGGCAGGATTGGGCGCAGGCTGTTGTAGGAGCAATATTACCTAGATAACAATGATCGACTTTATAAAACTATTCAACGCTACAGCAAGAGTCGCAAAACCGATGTCCCCAGACTTTGATAATGCAAAGAGTCTGGATGATCAACTCCAAGACATAGACATAGACAGTCTTGACAGTTTGTTAATTGGTTTGTATTTGTGTGAACTGCATGGGATTCCTGATGACAAGGGTAAGGATTTGATCCCAATTACGGTTCGGCACATGCATGACTTTGTAATGGAGCACAAGACAAAAGAGCCGGAGTCTCTTGAGGCGGCGATAGAGGCCATCAAATGATCTATCTCACTCATTACAGGACGGCGGCTACCAGTAACGTGGAGCTGATGGAGGATGCAGTTTATCCGCAGCGGGTTCACTGGTTCCCAGAGACTTATGCCAAGGTAAAGATGGGGCTGACGTACCCGCCTCATAAGCTGGCTGAGAAGGTGTTGGATCCTGCCCTGCTGAAGATGTTGAGGGAGCAGGAGGTAGGCAAGACGGCGTTCATTCTGGCGGGCGGGAATGCCCACTTTGCCGGGATCAGCCAGCGGAAGTACGAGAGCAAGCTGAGCTATGACTACAAGTTCCTGCCACTGACCCTGACGCAAGTTTATGCCGGGAGGGTGGCTCAGCAGTGTGGGGCTCAGGATCATGTGGTGACCGACGCCAGTGCCTGCGCATCAAGCCTGAAGGCGCTGATGGATGTGAATACGCTGATCAGCCACTACGGGTTTAAGCGGGTCATTGTGCTGACGGTAGAGGACGGGGTGTCGAATGCTGTCCTGCATTTTTTTGGCGAATCCAAGGCTGTTTTGACAGACGAGGAGGAGAAGACGGGTGTTAAACCAAGCGCCTTTGACAAGCAAAACCGGGGCTTCTACGTTGGGCAGGGGGCCGCGATTGCTGTCTTTGATAGCTGGACAACCGTCAACCAGACAGGCGACACACCGCTTGCCCAGCTCTGCGGCGCTTATACGGCCTCAGAGGCCAGCACCAATGCAATCGGGCAACTTGAAGACGGCAGCGGCTTTATTAAGGCCATGGCCGGAACCTTTGAGTTCTCCACAGTAAAACCTGAAGATGTCAAAAT